ATCTTCCATAGCTTCTTCTGTAATAGCGAAGCCCATGGCGATAGTCTCATGGTTGTAGCGAGCCGTGAAGCTCTCCTGTGCAGCGTCGTAAGAGATTGCCGAACCTTCATCCTTGACAGGTGCAGCGTCGAAGCCCGAAAGCTTTACTTCTTCCTCAAAGGACCTATCTGAACTTTCAGTCTCATAGAGTGCAGAATGCTCGTCATCATAACGTGCATACTCCATTCCAAAGAGAGCATTCAGTCCAGGCAATAGTTCTTTGAGCAGTTGTGCTCTTGATATAGCCATAAGTCAGTTTCTCCTATACGCCAGTAGCGTTCAAATATTGATGAATGCAGACACTTGCCGACGAAGGATGGTTAAATTTAACCAAGACTTCGGGATAAGCATCACTATTGGTCGTTCCTACTGGAGCTAAACTGTGAGGGCCACTCACAAAATCAAGAATCCTAAGAGGAAATGTTGCCGTTACGACTGGCGACCCACCAGTTAAAGAACTCTTTGATTTACCAAGGCTGGTTGATCCACCAGTAAATGTGTAACCTGCATTCAGATTACGATCAGCGTTGTTCATTACTGTAGTACCTTGCATTTGGAATACAACCCAAGGATCGTCCAATACATAGGCCATCGCATCGGTGGCCACTGTATCTTCGGTCCACATCTGTGCGAATGTTTTTCCTTCACCTGTTTTACTGTAGGAACAACCCATAAAGATACCACATGTAATACATGCGGTCTTGGCTCCATCTGCTGTATCAGTAGCCACAATAGTACCATCTGTATGAATTTTGACAAAGTCACCATTAAATATGTTCTCAGAATATCCACTAGTAATTGGTATTTGCCTCACTTTCCCTGTATAGGAACCTGAGGCACTCAATGTACCAATGGGTCTGGCTCCATACGGTGATGCTCCATCCGTAAGACTAGCCATAATTTATTACCTTATTTAATTATTAAAATTTTGTAACATTAGCGACCACCGCCACCAAATGCTACACGAGTCTTTCTATCAGGTGCGAGAACTGGCATCCGAGGATCGTTCTCACGCATGTAATTGTTGTCAACGGCTTGCATCTGTGAATCAGCGTGTTTCTTGTAGTAATCACGCCTTTGCTGTACCACCTCTTCAGGTGCCTTGCAGAGCAAAAGTCCACCAACCTCAATGTTTCCTTTTTCTCCCCACTCTGATTTATGATCACTCATAATCTGAAGTTCGGGGTGGTCTTCATTGCGAACAGGTTCCCAACCTTCCCTAAGTCTCTTGGAAACATTGGTATTATCCGGACTGCCGACCATTGATGTTCGTATCCACCTGAAGACCCAACCATCTTGTGGTATGGGGTCTGGCAGAATTGATGCAGGTTCCCAAGCTTTACTACGAACCTCGGTTTCACGAGTCTCTAGCTCTCTAGGTTTCCTGGAATCACGCTTTTTAGCCATTATACCATCTCCTTCATCAGTTGTGTTGCATATTGTTGTGGTGTTAAGCCCAGGCGTTTTGCGAGTCGTACCTGTGTATGTGTCAACTTTACCTTATTCTGAATCACTCCACCACTATTTCTAGAAGCAGGAGCAACTACAGGGTTTGCTCTTCTACGAGTAGATGCAGTGTTAACAGTAATACTGTCTCCACCGAAGTGCGTAGGAAAAACTTCTTTCATACGTTTATCAATTAATTTATAATACTCATCGGTGTCTGGGTCAACACCTTCTCCTACAAGTCTCTCATGTACGCCATAAGCAAAACTAGTCATCTCTTTATCCGATCCAAACCATTCATTACTCGACTGCCAGTCCGCCGCCTTGGGATCAGGCTCTGGGATCGGAATTGGTTCTTCTTCGTATGGAAGTTGTTGCTGAGCCTCTTGTTGCTGGGCCGCTACATCCTGCTTCCAATTCTCTATGACTTTCTTAGACACCGAAGGTGCATATGCCTGGGCAAGCTGTGCATTTGTTAGATTTTTCTGTGCTTCAGCTATATTATCGGCATCTCCTGATCCATGTGCCTCTTTAAAGTTCTTTTCAGCAAGCAAAAGTTGGTTATCTGCCCGATGTTGGGCCTGTTGTGTCAATGCAGTCTGGGAATTTTGTACTAATTGTACTAATCTTTGGTTTTCTACCTGAAGTGACTGTGTATAGTTGACAGCTTCATTAGACAGCTTTTCTGCTGACTCTTTCGACCTACGTTCCTCGTGATATTCTTTTTTTAGCTTATTGATACGTTTTTGCACCTTACTTCCGTACTCAGTAAGCTCATCAGAGTCATCTGAGGGGGATGCAAACTGCTGATCCTCCTCTGATCGGTCATCAACTACCTCAATACTAACTTCTTCGGATGATTCGGGTTGTGGCAGCTCAATTGTCGTCCTTACACCCAAAAACTTGTCTTCTTCGCTTATTCTTCCAGTTTCTTCACTCATATTAAGCCCTTTCTACGCCTCTGGGGTCTTCTACAACCGCCTCTACAGTATCATCATTGATTAAACGAAATTCCTTACCATGAATCTTGATTCTTGTGCCACTAAACGCCCTGAATATCACCCAATCGCCCTCCTTGCAGTAAGGACCAGTAGGAAATCTAGGAAAATTGGCGTATGCATCGGGTCCAACCCCCAATACAAACCCGACAACAGTAGAAATTGACTCTTCATGCTGGAATTTATCTGATTTTATGATGCCACCTTCCGTTCTTTCGTCAATTTCAGGAAGTGCAATCAATAATTTGTAACCCGAAGGCTTAGGTAGCTGTGATGCAGAGGGTGCTGGGTCATCAACGTCTTTAAATGTAATATCTTCTATATCAATAACAGGATTGTCTATTTCTTTTGCGAGTGTAGACATAATTGCCTCTCGTTTAATTGTGGCATCCTTGCGGACGTTGCTCTTCTAGTTAGAAGGTTTACTTTTTTAGGTGTGCTTTCATTTTAATGTTACATATTAATTAATTTTTCCTCTAAATCAATAATTTCACGCTCTGTCCATGCCAAACCTTCTATAATTCCACACATTTTGCGGTACTCTTCCATGTTTGATGCAGAACCTACAGCTAAATGATCGGCAACTTCATTCATTTGGCTTCTAATCTTTTTTTTAAGTAAAGATAACACGTTCTCATTCATCCTTACGCCTCCTTTCTCTATCTTTTTGTTCTGCTTGGGCAATAAATTTGTCCGTGTCAAGCCCAACCTTATACCCTTCGGCCTCTTGCTCAGCCTCAAACATTTCTAACTCTGCCACAAGTTTCTGTTGATCGGCATTAACCTTAGCGGCCAACTCTTTTTCATCCATAGAAAGATCTGCCGTAGCTTTTTCTCTTGCAAGATCAAGTTTGGCGGCATCCAACTGTTGCCTCGCTTGATCGGCCTGCTGTTTTCTTTGCACATCCATTTCACGGATACCAAGTTCACGATCCCTCTGTTTAACAATTGGATCTTCCTGCTGTGCAGCCATTTCTTCAGCCTGGGCCTGTTGCTGTTTCTTGCCCATCATCTGATCTGCAGCATCTGCCACCATCACACTAAGCTGTCTTTCTATATTTGTAGGTAGTGGCTCTCCAAGCGGAGGCAATGGTGCTCCAAGCTCTTGTTCTATCTCTCTACGGAATATAAATGCTAAGTGTTCTCTTACATGTGCATCCAACGCACCACTCACAGCACCACCCGCAGGACTATTCTGAACCTCCTGTGCAAGTTGCGGATCATTCTTAAGTGCCATGTGAACACGCATATGTGCTTCGTGGTCCTGGTATTCATATACCTTAACGGGAGCCATGGTAAGCATATCTTGATTTTCCGTAACAGGATCTTTAGGGGGAACTTCTTCCTGATTCGGAACAACCTTATCAGAGTTTGGTATACCTATAAGATCCATCATTTGGCGATGAAGCAAGGGCATGTCATATAAATTTGGAGCCTGTGCAGCTAGTTGTAGTGCGGCTTGATACTGCATAATTCTCTGGGCCATGGTAGATGCATTAGGATCAGACACTGGCACTATATCTATGCGATCATCAAAGTCTTCTAGTTTGATTCCTTCGCCTTCGTCTGTTTCGTATGGATAGTCAGGTTCTGTATAGTCAGCGACAATCCTAGCGAGAATTTTATATTCCTGTTTTAGGCTGGCATGTATCCTTGCCTGTATAGCAGACTGCACTTTCATTGCCCGCTCCATAATCGCAAGCGTAGTTCCGACTGGAGCATCTTGATTCATGTCTCCTATCTTGATATCTGCCATCGACGCAAAGCGTCTACCTTCCTCAACAATGTTACCTAACAGTTGGTATAAAACCCCGCTAGGTTCTTTATAAGGAAGGAAGGTGATGTTGTCACGAATAGCACCACCAGGGACATCCACGTCCCTGAACTCTCCTGGCATGATGGGGGTGTCGTCGCCTTTGATTCTGAGTCCACGAGTTTTCAAGCCTCCTGGTAAGTTGGACAATGTTCCTGCATCGACAAGTTGTCGTAGTAAGCTAGTCGCAGATTTTGCCAGCCCACCAATCATATGGATCAAGCCAAGGTTATAAAATCCAATTCCAGGTACGTATCCATAATGAACGAAATGTTGTTTTTTGATTCTATTAGGATCGTCCTCAGACCAATTCCTATAAACGGAAAGAACGGTGTTGCTGCCTTTGTCAATCGTAACTACGTATGGCAACGCAACTCCATCTTCGTCCTCATATCCAGGTAAATCTATATCTACATGCATTTCCAGAAGTTGGTGTCGCTCATCCTTTTCGTAAGACGGACGGACGCCTCCAATTTCATTGTATTTATCTGTGATAGAATTGTTTTCTATATTGGAGGGCGTTAGTTCTACATCCCGATAAAAGCCACTAACTTGTAATTTTTTAATCTGATTAGTACTACGATTCATTACGTGGGTATATCGTTCTGCATGTTGTAACTCTCCCTCATTGTATGCAACTACAAAGTCCTCAGCAGGAACGAACATAGAAGTAGGTCTGCCCAACGAAGGATCAAAGTAAATCTTACGAAATGCAGAACCAGCTAATGGTAGACTAAACAGCAACTTTTCGGTTTCTGAACGGTACTCAGTCATTACCTCAATAAGCTGGTAGTTTAAATATTCTTGAACACGCTTTGCCTGTTGTTCTCTTTCAGGGGTAGCCTTGCCCCAGATATGAGTTTTGACTGGACCCTGTGCTGGCATAATTTCTTGAATAGTCTGAGCCTGAAACCGAACTACCGCTTCAGAAAGCATTGGATGAAATACGCCACATGCTCCAGCCCATGGAGTTGTACGCTCTTCAATCTCCAGACCCAACTGGTCCAACCCTTGTTTGTAGGTTTTTTCCCAGTCACCCCTGCTATTTTTATCAGAATTAAATTTTCCAACAAGTTCTAATCCAAGATGCTGTAATTCACCTTCATCAAGAAAGTCAGCGAGATTCGAGTCGAATGAATCTTCTTCGTCCATTCCAAGGTCAGCCATGGGATCAAAGTCAACCATCATCCCACCGTCGTCCATATCAGTCAACATGGACTCACCATCAGCTGCTTGTTCTGCAAGCATTACCTCTTGAGCAATTTCTTCAGGGCTTACGCCCAATTGCTCAAACTCACTAATAATAGGTTCAATTGCTTTGTCTATCGCCACAGGCTATTCCTCTTCATTATTGTATAACATACACAATGAGAAAATATAACTCTAGAGTCAACCATTAATAATAATCTGCCTTTCTGTTAAGAAGAAGTTCTTCTTCCTCTTCGTCGCTTTCTATTCTTATAAATCCACCCTGACGAAATCTCAATAAAGCTTGTGTAGAAGAGTCTACCAGGTCATCGTGATCGCCAGTTGGAAATGCTGCAAATTCTTCTACGACCAAGTCTGCCCATCTTGTCTTTGGTGCCCAAACATGACCAGAAGAAAATAAATCTGAAATCGCATTTACTCTCGCAATCTTATCTCTTCCTCTGCTGGGAACGTATTCCCCCACGGGTATACCCATTCTACGTAGTTCAAAAATCAATGGTGTTCCTGCAGCTTTTGCTTCCACGATGAAAGCATCTGGCTTATACTCTTTATACATTTCGTAGGCACGTGCCTTTAGATCAGGGAACTCTAATCTTTCTTGGAGTGCATCTATTAAAATAATATTAGATACATTATCTTGATCTGTAAATACACCCCACGTAGTACATGCACTATAGTCGGCAGTCTCTTTTGCAAGAAATGCAGTATCCCAAGATTGAATAATAAAATCACAAGCCGGTGGACTTTTCTTTGTCCACTCTTTCCACCACTCCCTTTTGATGATGGCACCTTCTTCGGACGAAGGGTCTTGCTGGTACTGAGCACTCCATTTACCAATAGGCAGTTCTGCCTTTAGTGATTCCAATTGCTCTATAGGCCAAAATCCTGGCCACAATGACTTGCCACTTGGAAGTATTGCGGGGAACTCTATTACTTCCCATTCATCCCCACCCCTTTGTACAGACGCCTTAATAATGCTTCCCGTTAAATCTTTTTTCGACCAACGTGTCATCACAAGACATATTGCACCCCCAGGCTGAAGTCTCTGACGGGGACCAGATGTATACCACTCATATGTTTTATCATATACCGAAGGATCGTTTAATGCGGCTTCCTGCTCTGAATGTGGGTCATCGACAATCAAAATATCTGCACCCTTACCCGTTACAGCACCACCTACACCAATAGCGAAGTAGTCACCATTTTTATTGGTACTCCACCTACCTGCAGCTTTCGAGTCAGTACTCAAAGAAACATCTTTAAATATCTTTTGGTAGTCTTCTGATCCAACAAGGTTACGCACTTTACGACCAAAGCCTACTGCAAGCTCCGCAGTATGTGCAGTCTGAATTACTTTTTTATCAGGAAACCTTCCAAGGTACCATGCTGGAAAAAGATGAGAAGCAAATTCTGACTTAGTATGTCGTGGTGGCATATTTATTATAAGTCTTTTGAGGCTCCCTTCTGCGATTCTATTAAACGCATCAGCCATGATTCTATGATGATCCCCCTCAATAAAAGCAGGCCATACTTCTTTTACAAAGGCAAGAAAATCTACATTTGCAACAGTCCTAGTTTTAGCATCTGATAACTCCTCCAAAAGAATGAGAACTTCTTTTTGGACATCAGGCGTCAGTGTGTCTAGCCGTTTCGTTATTGTGGCTAAATCTAGATTCATCAATCTACTTTAGTTTGGAAATGATGAAAAATTATTTCTGCATCCCCCCGAAGCCTTTCTGCAAGTTCAGTATTTTTATTTTTTTCTTCACGTTGGGACTGCAAAAGAAGCTGTCCATATCTATGGAGTTTTTCTGATAAAGGCTTTTGAACCCCTGTAACTAGGGCGACGTCTGATCGGCCCCTCATTATGCGGGCGATCTCCTCCGCATCTTTTAGCTCTTGTTTTTTTAATGTAGCTTTCAATGTCTACCTCCTCCTCTTCTTGTGCCAAGTCAACTACCCACTGTGCAAGCTGATACCATTTGCGACTACCACGCTTATAACCTAACCCTTCAAGATAATTTTCCAATACCTCATTCGCACTCTTTCCTATAAACTTCACCTTGCCACTGCTGTGTTGAGCAAAATATTTAGGAAAAGTTTCAACTAATGTTTCGGCTGTATAGCCACAAGCTATGTACCCCATTCGATCACGTATGGCAGCAAGCTCATACGCCTCTACTGCCTCAGAGAGAACCCGAAGGAGATCCTCTTTTACGATTTGTTTTAACTCAACCATTATCCTCCTATTAGTTAATATTACCTATATAGGTAATCTATACTAGATAATCTAGACTTAAATATCTAGACTTATAACCTAATCTAATGTACTTCTAAATAATAAAGTTAGATACTACAGTGCCATAGAATAATGGGTGAGAGACAAGAAAGCGATGTAAATATCAAAAGTTTGTTGTAGGATGTGCAAAACAGTGTTTTATGGTATCGCCCCCTACTACCACTACAGAGGGGGGGTCGGGGGTACTGGGGGGAAAAGCAACAGAAAAACGGAGCGAGCAAGCTCGCCCTTTTTTTTTCTAACTGTCGCTTTTCCTAGCCTATCATCCGCCAGTGACCCCCCCTCTCTAATCCCTACATTCTTACACATCTAAGTGCTTCTCATCAAGTGTGGGAGGGCGATACCATTCCTAGTCCTTCTGCAATTTAAATACCTTACCCACTGACCCCCAATGTTCCGTGCTTCATGCGACTTCCCTTAATTTTGACTACGGACGAATTTAGAAAATCTAGCGATTTAGTATAGGCGGTGTAGCATGCCTAGACAAAATAGCTAGAGGTCGCTAGTACACTGAGTCGCTCGGCTACTGGTTTTCTAGATTCTTACCGTAGTCAAAATCAAGAGAAGTCACCTGAAGGACGAAACATCGGGAGCCAGTGAGCAAGGTACCTAAAATGCAGAAGGGCTAGAAATAGCTCTCCCTCCTCACTTGGCGAGAAGTACCTAGGTGTGTAAGACTCCAGGGATTAGAGAAGAGCGGACTCCTCGGCAGATGATAGACCAGGAAAAGCGGCAGCCCCTCCTTTTGTTTGTTTATAGATAGACACCAACTTCTAGTGCATAAGGAGGTTTAAATGCATTCCTCAGACTACATTCCACTGACATGTCCTGCTAGTTAACGGGGATGGAGATACCATCTGGTATGAGTGGAACGGTCCGCTTAGTAAATATCTCCTGGTCTATCAGCAGGTTACCAATCGCCTAACAGATTTGTTGTACCGTGTGGTGGTCACGTTAAAACCCACCCAGGCGATCAGACCATTGTGGTCTGGCCTGTTACCTCTGCGGGGACGAAACGTCCCCAAAGGATAGTAGATATGGCTAATTCAGCCAAAGTAGGTTCCCCTAGTTTTGATAAGTACGTTCAAACGATGGGAAACAACGTTGGAGAGATCGCTGCAGTTGAGGGTAAAACCAAAATGCAGGGAGGTCTCGACGAAGAGAACACCCGTGATGCTGCGTTAATAGCGTCCAGGGCGATTTCGCTGAAGATTGCGAAAGACTCGGAGCGGACAGCCGAAGGAATCAACAGAGCTTTCTGTGGTTTCTACGATGCCCAGCGTGATACCGCTAGATTGGACAGGTATGCACACTACGATGCGGAACTTAGGCTTCACGGCTTAGGACATCCTGCGTTAATCGGAGAGTTCACATCTGGAAATCTAGGCGTTCTTAGGGTAGAGCATACGTATCGGCTCAACTCAGTGACTAAGAAAGCTGCTTCCGAATGTAGAAAGGAAGCTCAGTCAGCTTGGGATAGTGACGAGAGCGGAGTAATCCACATTATGGAAGAAGGTGAGGATACGAACCTACATACCCTTACAACCTTTACTAGGAATACGCCAGAACCAACGGCTACTAGAAAGGAATACGGGGCTTCTGGTCGAAACCGTGTCAACACATACAGAGACCTGTACTCAATGTGTGTGTACTTCTGTGACCCAGAAGGCGGTAACGACATTGATTTCCTATTGGAACAGCTTAACCCTGCTCTGACTTCTCAGAAGTCGAGTAAGATTCTGCCTGTCTCAGACCGTATGCAAGTCCTCAGGGATCGCATGCGTGAAAACGAAATCAAGAACAATACTATGCCGATATCCACAGTCCGTGACGAGAAAGGTCATAGGCACGTGCGGGATGCATACGAGCATTACACAGATGCTCAGCTGGAAGCATTGGGATTATCCGCTGAGGTAGAACAAGTTCCTCTGAACGAAGTTCACGCTGACTTCTTACAGGAGAAGAAAGAGGTGAGTTCACGAGTGAAACTTGTAACCCGTTGTGTCACGTACCTTGACGCTAACTGCGGGTTAAAAGAAGTCCACGAAGTCGAAGCTAATCGGTATTCCAATTAGCGTAGACTAAGTTCCCTTCAACCGAGGGGGTGGGGCATTTCACCCTGCCCCCTCACAAAAGGAATTACATGAATCATCCGAAGTTGTCTGTAAAGGTAACCAAGTTGTTCCACGCCTACGGCCTTACTATCAGATCCATTGGTAGACAAGTCATTGTATGCGAGCTCCAAGATGTTTGCGAGTGCAGGGGCATCAGAGATGGTGGAAACATTCAGGTTTTTAACACGGTTAAGGAAGCGAGGACTTCCTACCGTATCCTTTAGTACCCTTTAAATGCATCACCTCCTCGTCTGTACAACGAGTAGGTGGTGCCAAGGAGATTGGTATGAGTAAGAGAAATGGCATAAGATGGGGTCAATTCCCAGATCAAACACTTCATGATGTATATGAAATGATCGTTGCCCTGGAGCCGACGCCCCAAGATGTATGGGTGTCTGAAGATCCGAGGCATCCAAACGCTCACGCAATGCAAAGATTTAGAGTTGCAGAAGCGTTTATCAAGCTTGCTTTAAACATCAGACGAGCGGAACTATCCCCTCCGATGATGCGTCTTCAACAGGAGGAAAGTGATGAGTCGTAGAACGATCTCTGACATTGCGGAAGAGATAAGTAGTGATTGGACTCCTCGTTACCCAGGCAATGAATACATCAAACCGATGATGTACCTGGGTAGCATTGATGATAACTACTATCACGAGTCTGCAAGAAGCATAGTCCTGGGCTTCTTGTCCAATGCAGCAGGATGGAGAGGAGATACTGCCCGAAGGGTGAAGGCAGAACTCAGATCCATTCTAAAGCTTCCAAAGTGGGAGCATGCTCAAGCAATTGATTTCGACTT